GACACAAAGATCACCCGCATGGAGGGCAAGCTCGATCTCGTGATCTCGAAGCTAGATGGTGTCCGCGAAGACAACCGTTCCACGCGCGCCAATCAGTGGGTAATAGGCTTCGGTTTGGCTGTTCTCATCGTTGCGGTTGCCGCACTCTTTCCGGTGTTTTTCGATATGGGAAGCAAGATTCACGAAATAATTGAGAAGGCAGTGCAGTCTCGCGTCGTTAACACACCGAAATAGTCGCTCCGAAAATATCAAAATTCATTCGGTTATTGTAGCAGAACTGAAGCTCCGCGATATTTCTTGCTGACTTTGCCGACGCGCGGCGGGCTACCGTGCCGCTATGTCGGGCAGAGGTTTCGCGAATGCCTCGAATGTCTCGCGATCGTGCTCGGCCTCGTTCAGCAACAGCGATCGGCCTAGGAGAACTTAGGCGTTAGCCCCAAAGCGGTGCTACACTGAAACGTCGCCGTCGGTCCCGTTGACAACCGTCCGCGGCAGGTCCCGGCGCGTCGTGAACAAGCCATTCCGGGCGCGTCGGGGTAGCCTCTCAAGGGGAGGCCGCGCGAAATATGCGAATCTCAAAAAAGTTCAAACTGGGAATCTCCCAGCCCTCATTGGACTTCGTGGACGTCGACACAAGGAACGACACGAAAGTATTTCTCAGTCCGACGGCAATATCGATCCTGCCGTCAGAGTGGGGTGACGCCTGTGTTTCGCTGATCCAGAATTTTTTCAAACACGTACTGGATTTGATCAAGAAGGGAAGACACCAAGACGCCGAGGGCCTTTTGTTGGTTCTGCGCGAGCCCAATGAAACACATCTGGGCCTCTCGAAAGGCGAGTCGCATGGCCGAGCGCTTGGCAAAGGGTCTGCAAAGGACGTTTGGCGGGCATTGAGTACCAGTCAAGCGGCAAAAAGCGGTCTTCTGGTCGATCTGGAAGATGCCGCTCTAATGATCGATGGCATAAACGTCGATATTATTTCGGACATGACCACGAACATTATCCGGGGGCAATTAATACAGTACACGCAGTTAATGTGCGCTCAGCACAACATTCCGATGACAGAGGACGCGGCGTCCGGTCCAATTTGGGACCCGCAAGGCAAGCGCTGGACAAGCAGGTTCGAACGGTTGCCGGTGACTGAGGGTGGCAAGCTTTTACTGGTCCCCAAGGCTGTCGTCCGACAAAGGCCCGACTATGACGCGGGAGAGTACTACCGTCACTTCCTCCTCGTCCACATGCAAACGGCTGAGCTTGAGGCCGGGTCTTCTCTAGTTGAGCTTCTCAGAAACGGAAGACGTCGCGTTACAAAAAGGGCCCTCATTGAAAAATATGGCGGTGATAAGACAGCTATTGTCAGAGAGAGCCTAAAGCATCCTATCGCTTTACGAGATTACAAGAACAGCAAGGAAGCAAATAAACGGCCGCCACTCACTCACGAAAAGATAGCAGAACTTGAAAACGCAGCTCCACCAAATTGGGATGCCCTTTTGGGCGAGGTGATTTCGCTCAAGCCCGGACTTGCGGACGCTGACAAATATGAAAAAGCGATTGAAGCGCTCTTCACCGCGCTGCTCTATCCAATGCTCACCAACCCCATTTCGCAACACAGGCTCCATGATGGACGAAAGCGCGTCGACATCACCTACACTAACATGGCCACGGCTGGTTTCTTCCAGTGGCTTTCCGCGCATTACCCATCGGCGCAAATTTTTGTTGAGTGTAAAAATTATACGAGGGACCTCAAGAACCCTGAATTGGATCAACTTTCCGGCCGATTTTCACCTAGTCGAGGCCGGGTCGGGATATTGGTGTGCCGAAAATTCGAAAACAAACAGCTGTTCGAAGCTAGTTGTCGGGATACTCGAATAGATGATCGCGGGTTCATCATCGCGCTCGATGACGAGGATCTAGCGGAGCTTATCGACCAAAGAAAAGAGAGCGCACTGTTTGCAGATTTGCCTCTTCTTAGAACTAAATTTCAGAAATTGATTGATTGATGCCTGCGATGATTCCGTTACAATTGACGCTTCATCTGACCTCCACTTTTTTGTTTGCTTGGCCTATGCCAGGGCAAAAATCGCGCGGGCGCGTTCGAGCGCGGCGCCGAAGGTCTGACGATCACCGAGATCGCCGAGGACAATATGATCCCCGCACCCGCCGAACAGCGCCGATACCTCGTGAGGACGAAGAAGATGATCGCGCTCGGGGGCGACTGCCCGGATCCATTGTGCAATCAGACAGGCGGAAGGCTCATCGTAGCGGTATCGAGCGCGCGGTGGCTGCTGTTCCAACCACGCCAGGAGGCTGGCCAGCGAGAGCGGATCGGCTTTCGTCCGCTGATCCCAATTATTCGGATCAAACAACATTTCAGTCCCCTTTCAGTCTCGCGATTCTTGCCTCGCGCTCGAGTTGGGCTTTGCGCCTGTCGACCATGATGCGGGACTCCGCTGCGTCGTTCGGCTTGCCGCCGAAACGTTTTGCCAGCGCGGCAGGGTTAGCCGGCAAATTTACAACCGACACCTCGAGCAGCTCGGAGCGGTGGAAAATTAGACCCCCCGTCCATGATCCATCATTCACCACTTTCTCGACCGCGGACCAATCAGGCAAGAAACCGATGCTGGCGCCTTTCAAGCCGCCCTGCGCCAACAGCCACGCCACTTGATCGATCTCGACTATAGGACCCCCGGCCGGGTGCAGCTTAAGATCGCCCTCCACGAGCGGCGGCGCCCCGTGCATATATTTCTTTACGTCCTGCCATTGACCGATTGGAAAGGCGCTTGAGGCGTGGGCTAGCAGCGCAACCGGGTTCCTCAAGAACTCCATCATGTCGATCCCGTCGATCATGACGAGATCGCCAGCACGATCGTGGACCTGTTTGGTCAGCACGAAGCGGGCAGACCGCGTTGCAGCGTCCCACGATGCTGGGGCCGAAGTCGTTTTCACCAGCTCGGCGCGGCCGTCGGTGGCTGTGCTCAGCAAGTGCTGGCGCAGATGTCGCGCCTCGTCGGCGGAGATTTTCGTGCGCATCTATGCAGTTCCTGTAAGTCCGATGATCGGGCCGGCGGAATTTTGATCACCTACGTCATGATTTATTGCGTCTATTCTTTCTGTCCCCCGAATTCCGATTTGGTCCGTATCTTGAAATCGGGTGAGTGCCGTCGCTATGCTCACGTCGCGCCTCGAGGCAAGCGTTGACGATAAGCTCAAATCACCAACGAGAAGCATCACCTGCGATGTAAAAGTAGCCGTCGAGTTGGGCAAAACATTTGCAATTTCGACCGGCAAACCAAGAAAGCTCGGCATGCGCCGGCCGCCAACGTCAATCGTTCCGATGCCACCACCGGCACCGGCCAATCTACAAAAACAAGTCGCAAACCCTCTGACGCTTATGTACCAACGTGCGTTGTCCAGCGCATAGCTCGGCAATTTTCCCAAAGCGTTCGTCAAGTCGACAAGATCCAATAACAAAATAGTATTATGAGTCGCGGCTGCCGCTTGTTTGGACCCGTCGTGCGCCCCGTCGACAATTAACTGGGTTAGTCCACGAATTCCTCCGAAGCCCTGCGTCCCATCTCCGTTGAATCCGCAGTCGTCCTCTTTGGAAGCGAAGGCGTAGGCGATTTCGGATGTTATTTGCTCCGCCAGGCCTATCGCATCTTCAGACAATTCGTTGGAAACTCTGGTCAGCGTCATCAGCTTTTTTGCGACGTATGTGATATTATCCCATGTCACCGCGGTCTCGGTCACTGTTGCGGCTTCAGGCGAAAACACGGCCGTCAGACCGCCGGTACGACGAGCTTGCACCGCAGTGTCGCTAGACATGTTGATGACCGTAGCAGCTCGGCGAAAGACGCCACGCTGTTCGCGCAAGCTGATGATCGCATTTAGCATCGGCGTCGGCACCAGGAAGCCGCCTTGCGTGTTGACGCCCTCGGAAGCGGCACGCTGCAGAGGCACGCCGTTTCGTGCGCACCAGCTTTCGTCAACAGCATCGTTCCAAATAGCCGCCCGGCACCACCGGCCAACCGAGTGCGCCACTTTTTCGTCCGCGAAGGCGCGCGAGCGCATCATCGTCGTCATGGTATTTCCTTTTTGGTAACCATGCCTAACCGCAACATTTCCTGACATGCGCGATCGACCTCGTCGCCGGCCAATCCCCAGCCGAGCAACCGGAAGGCGCTTGTTGGTAACGAGCCACCAAGTTCGCCGTAGCGCCGCCTAAAATTTTCATGCTCAGCATTAGCCGCCTGGAGACTTTTTGCGAGGAGTACACGCTTGCGACACGCCGCGATCCACTGCGGTTTTTCGGCCTCCATCAACGCACGGCAACGCGCGCCATCCTCTTGCGCAATCTGCAGTGCTAGGATTTGGAGCGCGGCCTCGATAACAGTGCTGCGTTCAAACAACTGCGAGAGTTTGGTCCCCTCACCGGCGGCTGCAACCTCTGTCGGGGGATCATCTTCCCCCGCAACCAGCGCAACCGCACGCGCTCGAATGCTTGGACCAATGGGCCTGGACGTAGCGCGGATGCCCTCACTCTCGAGCCGCACGATCTCCGCCACGACCGCGCGGCGCTCGGCTTGGAGTTCCTCACGACGGGCCTGCGGTGACTGACGCGGGGCAGGCTCGGTGGGTTTCTCGCCAGATTTTCGCAGCGATAACGCCATGCGTGTTCTCCTTCGTTCGAATCATGCGGCCGCTGATTTTTCCGCAACAGCGCGGCTGGAAAAAATTTTGTACAGGAACGAGAAGCTGGGCCGCCGGCCGTCGTTGGCTTGGATTAGGCAGGAAAGGGGATGATTCTGATCGTGCGCTACGGGTACATGGCGCTTAAGCGCCATATGGATCTCAGTCGCTCGGCGGCAGGGCTCTAGCGACCGTGTGGGCAGTTCCACAATCATGCGACGAACCAGGGCGCGCCGATCTTGAGTCCGCCACCGAGGTGGCAAGCCAAGCGCCTGCCGGAACGGCTCGCCTAGGCGGAAACACTTCAAAGCAGCCGACAAGGTGGCAAGGTCGTCCGGGTCGAACGCCGCCGCGCCAAGCGCCTCCCGTTGAGCCGGCGGGAGGCTCGCCTGCGCATTCAGCACGGCTTCGATCCGCCCGAAGCGCCGGATGGCCTCGTCGGCTTCTCGGCGCGCGTCGTCGGTCATGGCTAGGCAAACCCGCCGCGCCGCATGATGGCCTCGGCCAAATCGCGGCTCTTATCTCGCTCGGGGCTCATACTCATGAGCGACGCCGCATTGAACAACGCCATGAGCGGGTCGACCTTGCCATACCCGGCCTCATCGCGCGCGATGCGCATAGCAGTCGGCGTCGGAACTACTCGCGCGTTAGCCACGCACCAGCTCATCATGCGTTGACCGCCGTGTCGGAAGGTGCCATCCGCAACCTTGCGCTCCACGGTTTTGATAGCCCCCATCAGAGCGATCCCCTGCCGGACGGCGCCGAGTCGTTCCTCGTCCTGATTAACGCCGATCTCGGCGAGCGCATCGACGAGACTGCCTATGCCGCAGGCGTCAACCCCAACCTTGGCTAACAAGCGCCGCTTTTTGACCTGTTCTACGATGTTGACGGCCCCCGTGACGTCATCCGGCAACCGCGCGACCAGCGTCAGGTCGCCATCTTCCATAAATTGTGCGTATTGATTGGCGTTTGCTCGTCGACGTTCCATTCCCTCAGGACTGATAAAAGCGTGTGTCCAGCAAAGCCAGATTTTGGTAATTCGCTCGCGACCGATGACGCAGATGCCCATCAGATCGTCGAGCCCGCCTCCGTCATGGCCGACGGTGCACACCTCGCTGCGATCAAGCAACGAATCGAACGTCAAACCCTTCTCAGTTCCGCGTTCCCAAACGTCTGCACCTGCCCACCCATCAGAACGGAGCGCGAGACCGACCTGCGCGTTAAGGTGCTTGGCCTCGAAGTTGACCAGGGACGATTTCCCGGCACGCTCGGCTTTCTTCGCCTCGTCAATCAGATAGTTTTCGTCAACCGAGGCGCCGAGATTCGGATTCGGAATGTAAAAATTTTTGGGCAGCCGATACTCGCCGCTTGCGATCATGCTCGGAGGAAATTCGTAGAGCATCGGCAGGCTTTTGGGGTCATGGACTTTGCCGTCACGAATCGCGCGGAATTCTTCGAGCTTTTGTGCAAAAATTCCTTCCGGAGCCCCGTCGCTCTGCGTCGTCGAATAGATAACGAATCCCTCGGGTCGGGACGCCAGCCCTCCCGCCGCCTCACGGATCATCGCATCCGCATTCGCTCGCTTACCCAGCAGCCAGAGCTCATCGACAAGTAGGCCGATGGTCTTTTTCCCGCTAACAGTCTCGCTGTCCGCGGCCACAACCTTCAAAAACGCCTTTGTTTCCTGGTGGATGATGGTGCGCTTATCCTCGCGTATGCGAAGTATCTGCTGCAGATGCGGATGCGCGCGCACCATGTCCCGCGCGGGGAAGAACGAATTGTCGGCGATCTCGCGAGTCGGTGCCAAGATGTAGAACTCGCCGGAGCGACGCCAATTGCGGATCAATGCTGTCACCATCAGAGCTGCCGCCATTGTGCTCTTCGAGTTTTTCTTGGCGACGAACAACATGAAAAATTGGATCAGCCTCCGTCCTGATTCCGGATCATAAGCGCCAAAAAGATGCCGCGGCAGATCGAAGGCCCAAGG